GGAAACCGAGGGTACATTCTATACCCTTGCAGATACATCTAAATCAAGATAATCTCTTGATTATGGTGAGGATCTGCTAATTGAATTTCCAAAGGAAAACTTTCCCCAATGGGAGTAAAACCTAGGAAATTCATTGAGAGGTCTTTAATTTCATCTTTAGTAAGATGAAGATATCGATTTCTCTTAGAATTTAAATCGGCAAGAAACTTTTTTGGTGTTGCATGGTATATACCTTTCACACCGATTAGTTTTTTCCTAAGCTTGTCGGCATAGACTTCTATTGAAATCTGAGAAGGCTGCTTAGGTTGTTGCCCATTTAATAACGTTAGAGTCGTAGCACCACTACTACATAATCCTATTACTTCTTTTAGGGTAATTGGACTTGTAATTGTGTCACTCAGAGGAAGGAAAAGTTCAAACGCTTTTTCCCTAGCCTCCTCAATAAATATATTAGTATATTTAAAAGAAGGTATAATGCTGAGTGCAGAACCTATTTGCAAATCTTTTAATTTAAGATTTGACAAAAAAGTTCCTACGCGATCTAACATATTCCTGTGAACATTGCCTACTTTACACATGAGGTTAATACCTCCACTGTATTCCGGAAGGTTCACTGGAATTTGCAATTGGTTGGCAATTTTCCAAGAGGACATAAAACGTGAACATTTTTCATATTTTATGATTTTCCTTTTTGAAAATCCAAACAGAGTTGCTTGGGTCTGGAAAGACGTGGCACTGTTAAACCATGTTGTCTCCCCTTTTGAACCTCCAGGAGGTCCAATAAGAGAAGACACAGGGCAAACAGGTACCACATCCCCATTCTTAAAAATAATCTCAGTATAGAGACAAAACTCTTTACTGAAATAATCTTTGGAAGGAGATATTCCAGACCCTAACGATGTTAATAATGCTGTATGTACTAGGCTTTGAGCCTCGGTCATTTGCATCATAGCATCGTCACCGCAAGTTCGTATTCCAGCCTTACGGCCGGTTGCCAACTGATAACAAAAAATGGTCAAAAGTGGAAGTCCAGGCCAACTGGTCGGATCTCCCATCATTTGTCCACGTCTTGTTATAGTAACTGCATTATATTTTAATTGCTCATAATAACTATGGGCATTATCAAAATATTGTGCAGATAACGTGCGGTGTAAATCGGAGCTTGGATCGACTTTATTTGCGTTTAATCGCGGAAAATCCCGAAAATAAACCTCTTCATCGATCTCTGTAGTTAAAATCCCATTATTTCGGAAAATATTCCGAGATAATAATGGTTGATTTCTTAACCACAATGGCTCACGAATCTCCCTCTCAAACCGAAAAGGTATGGGAAACACAGGAAGATCTAAAACGATCATCTTTGGTCCCATTAACTTAGGTATGAGAGGGCGTAAAAATTCAAAATCTGTATGAATATCAAGCAATTTATTATAAATTGTCTGAGTCATCCAGAATGTATGATTATCAGTGGCAGTAGTTAAATCCTGACTACGCCATGATTTATCATAATGAATATTTATTTTGTGCCGTAAAGGATCTCCCGCCGTAACAGACGGTGCGATCCGCATATCTTTTTCCATATGCTTTTGTATGAGTGCTCTAAAAAGACCACCAACAATTGATACGGCACAAAGTGTTTTTGTGGGAATCCGTACTTTAAGGCCCTTTTCTGGGGCCAATAAAGGACAGATTGGAATAAATTCAAAATGCTCTAAGTAATTTAGAGCACCATGAATTAATCTCCTACTTTCACTCCAGCAGGCTCGTGGAGTTATATTGCTTAATGTTGCAATATCCATAACACCTGCAAGGAGACGACGATATTTGTCCTTTTGTTTATAATGGACTTGTATCGCCCGAGAGTACTCACAAAGGAACCTATAGCCTGTAATATGTCCCCCATTAGAACGATCGAATTCGATTGTTGCATTTGAGGAACTTATTATTTGGGCAGATTCCAATTTCCCCGGAGAAGTGTATGAAAACCAATCATCTAAAAATTGTATGAATGGTTGTTTAAGCTTTTCTGGGAAGTCTAACGGTTGACTTACTCGATCGATGAATTCATCAATTAAGGTTGGGTCAACCGTTAGAGGGGAAGGCAAAGTTCGGGGTAGGTAACTACATTGAAGTTTTGCTTCTTCCGGAAGATTTAAAATCCATGAGGTCAGTATATGAGACGACAATTGTCGCCCACAAAATATGTGACCTCGGATTTGACCAAAGATATCTTTTAGACCTTTGGTAAATTCTTCCGGGTCTGTAACTATCTGTTTTCGTATTCTTCTTAAAATTCTATGGTTCGGAAAACCATATAGTTTGAAGAAGAATATGAGAGACTGATAGACAGACTCCATAAATTGGAACTTTCTAAAAGTTTTAAAGGGAATTTCTAATTCCCTTGCTAACTTTAATGTTCCAACTTTACGGATTTCTGTAGATAAAAGACGATTAGTTAATCTTCTTTCATCTATAAATATCCGCAAGGAATGTAAATAAGTTATTAATTCTTTGGGTAAAGGGATGAAGTCTATGAGTTCATAAATTTCATCGAGCTTTACTTTTTTCTTATTAGGAAGAAAGTAAAGCCTTAAACCCCAAGGAAATTTATTTGTTCCCACATTATAAAGCAGGCCGTAAAGGGCCCG